CTCCGGTTTTATTGTCAAACGGTGCCGTTACACTTGATGAAGTAATTGTGTAAACAACAAATTCTTTAACACCTTTACTATATAACGCTCTCAATTCTTCAACACCATTGTAAACTTCAGTTTCACCCATCTTCATAAGTTCTTGGTCTGTTGGAATTTGTGTTACATTTGGAGAAAGTATTTGTCTCATTAAATCGTCAATACTCTTAACTTTAATAGTTACAACATTTGCACCACTAACAGATACAGTTTTGTTTAATTGTGTTAGTTTTGACACATATAATGGAACATATTTAAAACTTGTATATTTGTGAGGTGCTGTGGCAACATATCCGGTATCCTGTTTAATACCCCCCTTATTGTCAACAACAACCATTCTATCAGGAATACTTCCCGTACCAAAGGTTAATATACCCGCACCTTGTAAGTTAATATCTGTTGTTACATAATCCGCAACATCCGTTCCGGTTCCCGCAGTAATGGTCGCCTTCCAATTACAAATACTCGTAACATTCTCAACCTGTCCCGAACCCTGAATGTCAAACGTTACAAATTGTTCTTGATTATATAATTTGATTAATTGGGGATTTTTATTATCACCCTTAGTTTTATCATAAGGAGTCTTTCCTAAAACAACCTTACTAACATCCGCAGGTGCTTGAATAACCAAAGAACCGTTCTTAATTAAATTAGGGAATATCTCTTGGAAATATTGTTTAACCGAATTTGCTCTCGCCAATGCCAAACTACCTTTTGTTTCAAACCCCTTTGGATTTGTTACATTTGATTCTCCTGCACTAATGTTAACAACAAATTGTCTACCACCACTGTTTTTAATAAATTCCTCAATTTTAGGTTTTAATGCCGCAATAGAATTTTTAACCACATCTGATTGGTATTCACCATATTTAAATTGATTCCCAACATTTTGTTTTGAAAATGATGTTGGTGTAGATAATTTAGTTGTTGAAACTCCACCCGATTGTTGACCTGCCTGTTCTAAAGTTAAGTATTGTCTTTTTGTTGCTCCCTCGTGAAGATTTAATATCCTATTTCTTTCCTCACTAGATATCTCAAATAAATTGTTCATAAATTTCTTTTTATATAAATACCTCAGTATCTATAAAACCTTATTCGATTTACGGATATTTTCTTCACCCCACATTGGTTGAAGGTTGTCTAATGACCAACATTTCATAAATTCTTCGTCTCCGATTTCTTTGATATTGAATGATGATATAGGTAGTTTATGGTCTACGTGGAACTCACCGTAATTATCCCACGTCATTCCTTCCGTAAATTGTTTTTCTAAATGATTAATTAATTCCTCCGGAGTATATCCTAAAATATCAAAATAATGTCCGTTCTTTTCTACATTACTCTCCTTTAATACTTGATAGATTGCCGTTCTGAAATTGGAGATTAGTTTATAGAGGGGGTCTCTCGCTTTACGATTTCTTTCATAATCACGTTTTGTTTTTCTAATATTGTCAACATTTTTTTCACGGTATTCTTTAAGATACTGTTTTAAATGTTCTTTATTTTGTTCCGCCCATTTTTTGTGGTTTTTCTTTAGACGTTCTTTAGTTTCGGGTTTAGAAAAATATTTTTTTGTGGCGACTTCTCTACCACCAATATTTCTTCTACCGGATGGTCCAAGAACAATACCGTTAGCTCTCAATGTATTTAAAACAATTGTTTTATGTATTTTTAATTTTTCACTAATAGTGGGTGACCCTAATAAGTCCTCAGTATACAGTTTTATAATTTCACTAACCTGAGATTCAGTTAATTCTATTTTTTTCATATTAATAAATATAACATATTTGTCCAAAAAATCAAGTGTTAATAATTAAACATAAAAAAAAGGGACATATAGTCCCTTTTTGTTAAATATTTTAAGATTTTGATTATCTCAATTCTCTTAAATCGAATGTTCTAACACCATCAACAGTAATTCTTCCGTAAAAACGGTTGTTTACCATCTTTTTTGCGTATCTCGTCATTATACCTTTGATAGGTGTAAAGTTGAACGGATTGTACATTGTAGGTGTTAATTGTAATGGTACATACGGTGCGTAGATGTATCCTGTATCAAGTAACGATGTTCCTTTGTGTCCAATTAACACTTGGTTAGCTGGGAAGTAAGGGTCACGGTATACTTGGTAACGTCCTGCTAATGTTCCAACTCTTTCAATACCCATATTATATTGGTCTTGTTCAGGTGAAGCATTAGATACGTGGAAGTATTCTAAGTCATCCATAATCGCTGAAACCTCAGAAGATACTACAATCCAGTTAGCTCCACCTCTTAAAGTAGATTTGTGGATTTGTGCTGACAATTGGTTAATTGCAGTAATCAAAGTTTGGTTCCAATCTTTTTGTGTATAGTTTGTTGTTGCAGATATTCTTCTCCAACCATTGTAATCCCAACGTAAGTTCCACGCTGCACCTTTACGTAAATCTCTTAAGATTTCACGGTCAATTTCAGCCGCAACTTGTTCAGATAATAAAGCTGTTAATTCAGCTTCAGCATCGATGTTGTGGAAAGCCGCAACGTCTTGAGCTAACTCAGGAGACCATTGTGCTCTTAATTTTCTTTCTGTAACAGAAACAGTAACTGAATCTAATTCGAAAGAAACCTCACCGATTTTATCTTCAAATTCCATATCAGCGTAACGTCTGTAAACAGCTTTGAAATCACCTGAAGCTAAAACTCCAAGAGTTGTTCCTGTATATCCGTCTAATGTTTCACCACAAGAAGGACAAGTAGGACAAGATAAGTCAACTTCTAAGAAGATACGACCTTCAGGAGAACATACGTCATTGTAAGTTCCATTACTACCTGTTCCAGGGAATGAAGTAGTACCTTGTTTGTTTAAGTTATTAACAATACCTTGACCATATTGTTGAGTTACAACTCTAAACAATAATGAGTTTGGTGCCGCAACAGTACCAACAACATCACAAGGAGAATCTCCACTGAATGCAGTTGCCTGAGCTGATGTATAAATTCTTAAATCAGATAAGAAAGTTTCAGTATCAACTTCATTTCCATCAGGTCCAATTAATTTACCTGTACCTGCAGTTGTGAAACCTGATAACGCGATAATAATTTTTCTAACGTTTTTACCGTTAAATTGGTTTGCTAATGCACTTGCGTCAGCAACAACTAATTCTCCGTTAGACCAAACCATAACAACCGCAGTTTTAGTAACTGCTGACCATTGACCTTTAGAATAATCAAACAATCCTGGAGGGTCTAATTGACCTTCTGAACCTTCATAGAATAAATCATAAAGATTTTTCTTGAAAGCGGTTGTTCCATTGTAACCGTTATCTGTACCTGCTTGACCTTGAGCCGCTGCAACAGATAAACCACCTACAGCACCTTGTGGTCCAAAGTGATTACCATAACCATCGTAATCATTATCAGCCGAAGGAACTTGTCCTGTTTGGTAACCTTGAATTTTAGGTACGAAGAAGAACAATTTACCGATTGGTAAGTTCATAGCTTGTACTGATACGATTTCATTCGCTAATAATTTTGAGAATACTCTTCTTACGATAGGGAATACAACAGTTTCGAATGAACCTGAAGACCCGTCAGAAGTAGCTTCGTTAATCAAGAAAGACGCTTGGTTCTCATATAATTGAGCTACGTTTTCTCTTAAGTGACCTTTAAGGCCTTCTAGGAATCCTAATTTATCCCATTTGTTGATTGTGTCTTCTTTAATAACTTTAAGGTGTTTTAACCCGATGTTACCAACTAGACCTGATTCTAATAATGCTCCCATTTTTTTGGTTTTTATTAATTTTAATTTATTTTTATTTTATTTTTGACATTAAGTCTTTCATTCTCAAGAACTGTGGGTTCTCATATGTTTTAGATTCAATTAAGTTAACTGCTCCCGTAGACGGTGATTTAGCAATTGTTCTTTCGATTGATTCATTCATATTTTGAACGTTAGAGTTACCTGACAATTCGTTTTTAACGACTTGATATAAATTTTTAGATTCTTTAATAGTTTCAACACCATCAAATCTTCTTAAAATGTTAATTTTTTCTTGTTTAGATGTTGAATGTTCAGTGAACAAACGTGTAGCGTAAGCCAAGTTTGAATTGAAAATTGCAACCTCATTTAATTTATTTCTAAAAATATTAAGTGCTTTTCTGTACTCCTCATTTTTTTCTCTAAGAACTTGTAGTTCAGAGTTAGAAGTATTTTCTTTAATCGCGGTATTAAAGCTTGAATGAGCTCTTGGTTTTGGTAAACCACCTTTTCTAAAGTTAGACCCAGCACCTAAAGTACGTGACGCCTCTTTTGTCTCTTCTTTTTTACCTTCAACTTTTTTAACCATTGGTTTGTTAGTTGATGATTCTTTTGTTTCAGTTTTTTTAACCATTGAGTTTTTACCCAATTTACTTCCTGAGTTTTCACCTTCTTTGTATTCAAATTTCGCTTTACCAGTACCGACAGATTTAGGAGCCGTTTTCATTTTAGTTTTGAATCCTGTTCCTTGATTAGGTTTTGCGTTGTATTTGAATTTTGGACTTCCCATTCCAACTCCTTTAGGTTTGATAGACATTTTTTTAGATTCCATAACTGTAGGGTCTTCATCCTCTTCTAAGTCTTCACCCTCTTCTAAGTCATACCCTTCGTACTCTTCTTCACCCATTTCGATTTCATAAACGATTTCATCTAATTCGTCAGATTCGTCATCTGAACCGAACATTCTTTCAACAATTTCTTCAATAGATTCTTCACCCATTAAATTATCGTCTTCTTCAAGTTCGTTCCAAGACTCTTCCATATCAACCATTCCAAAGTCATCGCCTTCTTCTTGTTCACCAACAATCATATACTCTTTTCCAGTTTCTTCATCTTTAAGGTGAGTGTTTCCTTTGTCGTCTTTAGTAACAACAATGTTATCATCCGGTCCCATAAGTTGAAATACTCTTAGTACTTCTTCGTCGTCAGCGTCAGTTAAGTCAATAGTGTCTTCTTCGTCGTCCATATCTTCTTCGTCATCGAAGTCCATATCAATTTCTTCGTCGTCACCATCTTCTTCTGTGTCGTCCATATCATCAGTATCCATTTCATCCTCTTCTTCGTCTGAATCATCACCCATATCAATATCGGCAATATCATCAGAACCCATAGGGTCTTCCATTTCAACGTCATCGGTTTCAATCTCATCATCTTGTTCAGATAAAGATTCTTTTACTAGGTCTTTGATTTCTTGTTTCATTGTAGAAGCAAGTATTCCTTTTGCATTTTCAGCTACCGCTTCTTCCAAATTTTTCATTTGGATGATAGCCTCTTCAACTAAAGATTTTTCTTTTGCCATTGGTTTTATATTGTTTTTAATATATAAATATCTCCTAATACGAAAAAAGTTTAAATTAAACTTAAATCACATCAGGTTTTTTATACATTCATAAATATCACCTAAAAATAAAAAGCATAAAAAAAGAGGACTATATGTCCTCTTTTGTTTGATAATTGAAAATTTAATTACTCGATTACTTCGTCAATTTTACTTTCTACAATTGCAGTGATTCTCCACTCCATTGTGTAATGTTCGAAAACTTTAGTAACTTTTGCCTCTACGTCAGTAGGGTTATAACCACTTACTAATTTTTCTTCTCTCATTTTTTTAATCTTTCCTGATGCCTCATCAACTGAGTCTAAGGTAACTTTTGCGATAAAATACTTTTCTTCCATTTTTTGTTATTAATTTAGTATCCCAAATAATCGTTTAATTTTTTCATTAAGTCAAGCGATTTATTTCCGGAATCTCCAACGTGTCTTTCAACACTCATTTTTTTCTCTTCTTCTAAGTTCTCATCATATAGATGTTTGTCGTCTTTATTTAAGAATAGATACGCTCCCGGAGTTGAAGGTGAAGATACTAAGTCGAAACAGATTAATTCAAAATCATCCTGTACTTCATTTTGTTCCCCAATTTTTTTAAGGGACCCTACACCTCTTGAGGATATCCCCAATGTAACACCTTGTCTAAGGTAGTTAGCGGCTAAGTCACCTTTGGTTGATACGATACCTCTTTCGTGGTAACCTGGTGAAGTAAGAAGTTTTATCTTACCCATTAGTACATTACCTTCCCACCATACTTCGGTGATTGCGTGAGACACTCTATCTAAATCGATTAGAGATGATTCCGGGTGATTTAACTCGGATAGGGCGGTACCCTTTTTAATCATTTTTTTATAGTTCTCGGCCTCTCTTTTTAATATACGTTCAGGGTATGTTCTACCATTTCTATTTGGGGTATTATATTTTTGTAATACAGCATAAAATTCAAATGGTTTAGAGTGGTCTAACATTTCGTTAGATTCTCTAATTAAGCTTTCATTACGATTGTCATTTGGATTAATATATCCCGCATCGTACTCAACTAATATACCTTTTCCTGATTCGCTTGGTTGTAATATTCTTAATTTCATTTTGAATGTTTTATTTATAAATATTAAACATTCTCGGTTTGTAACGATTCTTCTTCTATTTTGCTCTTTTTAGTTAAATAAAAATTGAAATATTCATTTTTTAAAAAATTTGTTTTAAAGATTTGTTTTGTAATTTCTTGGAGTGTGTTTTTTATTTCAGTACCTTTGATATCTAAACCTTCTTCTTGTAGGTAGAAATTTATTTCAAGATTCATAAATGATTTTTTTCCCATATTAAGACCACTTGAACGTAAATCTAAATCAACGATAAATTTGTCAGTAAAAATTTTTTTATTAATTGTTTCGTAAATTGAGTGTTTGACACCTCGACTTAGGTTTAGGACGACTCTTGTCCAATTTTCGGATTCTTCTATTGGTTCCACCCACGTTTGGATGTTTAAGTATAGAGATTTGAGGTTTATGGAATCGACTGTTCCGTAGATAACTTTAGCGGTTTTAAAACCGGATAGCTGAGAGGTTTTCCCCTTTTTCATTAATTTTCATATTATTCTGTTTATTGTTTCCATAAAAATAGGGGTTTTTAGGTCAATAGTCAAAATTTTTCGTATATTTGTGATATATGTAATATATGATAATAGTTAAACTAAATAACAACATTACGATTGAAAAGGCCTTAAAACTTTATAAGAGTAAAGTAATTAAGACACGTCAAAGTGGGGAACTTTTTAAAAGAAAGGAATTTGTTAAGAAATCTGTTATTAAAAGAGCTGAACTTTCTAAGGCTAAGTATGTCCAAAAAAAGTTCAATTCCGATAATGATTAAAGATTCTCTTTAAGATTCTTAAGTTTGAAATACGTAAGTTTGTCGTATTTTTCAGAAATTACTTTTGATATTGTTTCATCAATTCTTGTTTGCATTGAATTATCAGTGCTAGCATTTTTCATTTCTGTTAGTTTTTCAACCACACCTTCTTTAAGTGTGATATATTTTTCATTTAATGTTGAGTCATCCTCAGACAATAAATTCATTAATTCTTTTTTGTCAGATTCATTTAAACCGTCAATATAATTTTTGATAGTTTTGTTTGCAACGCTCACCATTGTTGATAATGGTAGGTCGATACCTTCAGTTTTTGTTATTGGTAATTTTTTAAGAGATTCGGCAATTACTTTTCTACTTTTGATTTTTGATTCAATAGTTAAAACATCACTAGAGAATAATGTGTCAATATCTGTATAACTACTTTCCACATTTTTATTTCCAACCCAAGCAACGATTTTATTAATATCAGATTGTTTTATTTTGTTTACGGTATTCTCGTAAATTTTAATACACTCATTGATGTAATCATTACAGTAAGATTCACTTAAAGATTTTGGTGAACTTAGTTCATCGTATAAATAAAACAATTTGCTAATGTTTTTATTTTCAATAACAAGTTTCTTAAATGTTTTTAATTCGTTTTTGAATGTGTCGTTAGCATATGATTCTAACAATACATTTTCTATCTTTGTTTTTAATAAACCAAAATTTTTCATATCTAATTTTTATTATAAATATCTAGTCTTTTAGAAGTTTACTTAATTGGTCTTCAATATCTCCTAAAGAATTTTTTCCTTTAGATAAATCAATATAAGAATCGTCTTCAGTTAAGGAACCTTGTTCCACTAATATTTTTAAATTATCTCTTTTAAATGATTCCGGTGTTAGTTCAGCTTCCGGTGGTGCTGCCGCCTCAGGGGCTCCTGCTTCAGGGGCTCCTCCTTCAGGGGCTCCACCCGGTTCAGGTGCTCCTAAATCTTCCATTCCTCCGCCTATGTCTCCGCCACCGCCGAATCCTCCTCCACCTCCTGGTGGGGGTGGTGATGATGGTGCTGCTCCACCTGCTGTTGCTCCGGAAACTTTATTTCCGTATAATTTATCAATAGTATCAAATAAACCTGTATGTGTAATCATTGTTGCTGTGTTTGTTAACTCAGCGCCGACTGCCATCTCAATTCTTTGTTGTTGTAAATCAAGTTTGATTTCCTCATCAGAGAATCCTAATATATGTTTCTTAGCCCACGATACTGATACCGGTGCAATACCTGCGATTGCCGCTACGGCTTGTTGGTACAATGCGATTTTTTCTTTCCAAAGGTCAACTTTTAATAAGTCAGCTTGTGAAGATGGGTTAGTTAATGATAATGAAAAGTTTGATAATTCATCCTCAAACCCTAATAGAAATAAATGTATAATTGCAATTTTATTTAATTCTGCAACCATAGATTTTTGAATCTTATTGATTGTTCTTGCAAAACGAATATCCATTAAAGATAAATCTTTTCCTCCACCAACAGCGTCTTCAAAACCTAAGAATGCTTTTGGTACTCTAAGTGCTGTTAATAATTTCTTTTGGATATATTCGATGTCGGCTATTTCAGATAAGTTTGTTGCTCCAGGTAATGTCTCTATTGGAGATGCTTGTGCGGCATCACGAACAGGAATAAAGTAATCTTGGTCAACAGCCATTTGGTTGAATCTCATATCTACGTTTCCGGTTTTACCATCAACAACTTGTTCTCTTTTAAATTTGTTTGCAACACGTTGTACGTAAGCTTCAACATCTTTGTCATCCATATTTCCAACAAACACTTTAAACACACGTCTTTCAGGTGCTCTTGCTGTTCTATAAATTAACATCGCATCTTCAGATAATAATAATTGTTTCCAAATACGTCTTGCCTTTTCTAACATAGAAGTACCGTAAGGAAGTTTTCTATCATCACCTAATAATCTAAAGTGAGCCATCTCCCAAGAGTTGAACTCCATATTTTTTGCTTTCCAATGGAATCTTAATCCTTTGTTTTCTGCCGGTTCTTCAACATTTGCTGATTTTGCGGCCATACCTCTTTCCAAACGTTCTATTTCAATGTTTGGTAATTGCATACAACCAACAATTCCTTTATCAGAATCTAATTTTAAATACACAAAGTTATCACCATATTTACAAGCATTTCTTGTCCACATTGGTAAGTTGGTGTCAACGTCTAACACGTTATTAAATAAATCGGCTAGTATAGATTTTATTCTTTTTGATTCTGAATAAATTTGTAATATATAACCATTTTCATCAACGGTTGTAGATTCTTCTGCGTATATGTCTAACGCTGCTGATATCTCAGGCGTATACTCCATTGACTCATAATCATAGAATGATGCCAAACGAGTTGGTTCATAATACACGGCTTGGGTATAAAGATTACTTTCAATCTTTGTCCATTGATTTGCTAAATAGAAAGTTTGTTGAGCTTGTAATTTCTCTCTTTCATATTCATCTTTAGAGGTAGTTTTTAATAACTCCTTCTTATCTAATTTGTATGTTGGGTAGTCTTGATTTAATAACGAGTTTGGCCCGAATGCTTGTGAAAGCCTCTGCCAAACCGTTAAATCGTTATTTTTATTATTTTCCATATTCTAAATTTAAATATAA